CACAAGGCGCTCAAAATATATCGCAAGAAGATCTTGCGTTGCCTTTCTTAAAAATTTTGGGCCAACTATCACCAGAAGTTAACAAGCGTGATGGTAAATATGTCGAGGGCGCAGAACCTGGCAAAATAATAAACACTGTTACAAATGAATTGTACGATTCCATACAAGTCGTACCATGTCATTACAAAAGACAGTATATTGAATGGGCAGACAGAGGTACCAGCACAGGTGCACCTGTAGCTATTCATGATGCTGATAGTAGTATTGTTAGCACTACTACTAGAGGTAAAGATTATAAAGATAGATTACCAAACGGTAATTATCTTGATAACACTGCTAGTCATTTTGTATTGACAGTAGGAGATAATCCATCAACAGCATTGATATCTATGAAATCTACTCAATTAAAAGTAAGTAGAAAATGGAACTCAATGATGATGGGTATCAAAATGCAGGGTAAAAACGGTTTATTTACTCCGCCAACTTACAGCCACATTTATAACCTAAAGACCGTTCAGATGTCTAATGACAAAGGAACATGGTTTGGTTGGGATGTAGAAAAGGTTTCACCAGTTAAAGATAAATCTATCTATGACATGGCAAAATCTTTTGCAGAATCTGTAGGTAAAGGTGAGGTAGAAGCTAAACACGGTACAGAAGAAACTAAAAACTCTTCAAACTACTAACAGTATCCTAGGTAGTGGGCGTCTAAGCGAGAGTGGATACGCCCACTTTTAATTTGTATGATAGAAAGATTTAAAAATATATTTTATGGATTGGACCGTGCTCATGGTGTCACCTTAGTTGGTGAATCAAATGGTGATGGCAACAAGATTAAAGGTAAATCATTTGTTAAAAGGGAGCCCGTAACAGATGAGTTGTGGCAAAAGCATTTAGATGGTGCTGACAGTTTGGGTATTATACCAATCAATGATGACAACAAATGTAAGTGGGGATGTATAGATATTGACTCATACGCAGAGTTTGATCACAAACAATTAATAAACAAAATAAAACAATTTCAATTACCACTGGTAGTATGCAGGTCAAAATCTGGTGGTGCTCATGTATTTTTATTTACGGAGGATTATGTATCCGCAGGTTTGATGCAAGATAAATTAAATGAGATTAGATCTGTATTAGGTTATGGTGGATCAGAAGTATTTCCAAAACAAAGAGAATTAAAATCAAAAGATGATACAGGAAACTTTTTAAATTTACCATACTTTAATTGTGGTCAGACAACCAGATACGCCTTTATGGAAGATGGCGAAGCTGCTAGTATAGATGCTTTTTTTGAACTCTACGAAAGACATAAACAACAAGACATCAGCAAAATAGAAATTAAAAGACCAGAGACACCATACTCTGATGGACCACCTTGTATAGAACTTATGGCACAAAATAAAATTGGTGAAGGTGGTAGAAACAATGCACTATTTCATTATGGTGTATATGCAAAATCTAAATGGCCAGATAATTGGAAAACAAAAGTAATGATATTCAATGAGTCTGCAATGCAACAACCATTATCAGATACAGAAGTACAAATAATTATAAAACAACATGATAAGAAAGAGTGGGGTTACAAATGTAATGACCAACCTATGTGTAGTTTGTGTGATAAAAAATTATGTAGGTCTAGAAAGTTTGGTATAGGTCAAGAGATAATTTTTCCTAGCCTTACAGATTTACAAGTAGTTAACCTAGAAGAACCATACTACTACATGAATGTAGATGGAGATAGATTGTATCTAGACTCAGCAAAACATTTAGCTAATCAAACTTTGTTTCAAGAAGAATGCATTAAGCAATTAAGAATAAATCCACCAACATTAAAAACAAGTGACTGGAAAAAAATTACAACTGTATTATTAAGCAGTGCAGAAATTACAGAACCAGCAGAGGGAACAAGCACAAGAGATATATTAAATAATTATTTAGAAGATTATTGTGTTAACAGAATACAAAAAGACGATTACGAAGATTTACGTAATGGTGGTACTTATACTAAAGATGGCTTTCATCATTTTGTATTTGACAATTTTTTTAACAACTATCTATCAAGAAAACATTGGAGAGTTCCATATCAAAGAACATCACAGATGTTAAAAGATGATTTAAACTGCACCACTAAACGTGTGGGCAAAACAAAACTATCTGTATTTGTTGTAGCTAGATTTGATAAAAAAATAGAAACATACAAACCAAAACAATTTAAAAAGGAGAACTATTGATAGCAGCCATGGATTTAGCAGCAATAACAATGTTTACTGCTCTATGGATTTATCTTCATTTAGGATTATGAAATATTTTATAAGAATATGGCAGGGTGTAGAGCATAAAGTTTTGGGTTCTAAGGATGATAGAAGAGTTTGTGATGGATGTAAAAAAGAATTCAATCAAAGAAATTTTCAAATAGCTAGTCCTAAGACAGATAGAAAAACTCAAACAATTTATAAAAGATTAAAAAATAAATGTAAAAATTGTGAGAATCCTTTACGTAATATAAGAAACAATTTAGAAAAACACCCAGACACTCCACCAAAAACAAATTACTGCGAACATTGTTATAAAAAATGTAAACCTGTATTACACCACAATCATCTTACAGGTAATTTTGTAAGATGGGCATGCGTAAATTGTAATAGTAGATTTGTGCACGATACATTAGAAGAACATATTAAAGATGCAGAGAGGTGGTATAAAGAATGAGACACATAATTTATGGACCACCAGGCACAGGTAAAACACATACATTACTTGAACATATAGAAAAATTTTTAGCTGATACACCACCAGATAAGATTGGTTATTTTACATTTAGTAAAAATGCTGCACGAGAAGGTAAAGATAGAGCAGTAGAGAAGTTTAAATTATCCTATAATGATGTGCCATATTTTCAAACTCTACATTCATTTTGTTTTAATCAACTAGGTGTAAACAAAAATCAAGTGATGCAGCCAAAGCATTACAAAGAATTATCAGAAAAAATGAAAATAGAATTAGAAGGTGCAAAACAAGACGAAGACTATGAAGGTATATTTTTTTCTCCAGACCCTTACATACAATTGATAAACTTAGCAAGGTCTAAAGAAATGGACCCTATAAAATTTCATCATCTCAATAATAATTATAAAATACAATTAAATAAATTAGAAATAATAATTGAAGAATTAGAAAACTATAAAGAACAGAATGGTTTAATTGACTTTCCAGATATGCTAGATAAATTTATAACAAGCGGTGAGGCACCAAGTTTGAGAGTTATGTTTGTTGATGAAGCACAGGATTTAAGTTTAGTACAATGGAAACTAGTTAAAAAGATAGAAGAAAAATCACAAGACTCATACATATCAGGTGATGATGACCAGGCCATATATAGATGGAATGGTGCACATGTAAGTACATTTATAAATTTAGAAGGTAAAAGAACCACATTAGATCAATCAAGAAGGGTTCCACAAAAACCTTTTGCACTTGCAAATAAGATAATAAAAAAAGTACACGATAGGGTCGACAAAGAATGGTTACCAAAAAAAGAAGAAGGATCTGTTCACTATTGCACTGATCTATATGAAGTGGATTTTTCACATGGTAGATGGTTGGTGTTAGCACAAGCAAACTATATGTTAGCAGGTATTGGAGACATATTAGATCAAAAAGATTTATACTGGCAACGAAGAAACGCTACTCCAAGAGTAAAAAATATTTATGAAATTGCACAAAAATGGAATGATTTGAGAAAAGGCATACCTCTTCATTATAATGAAATCAATAAAATTAAATTAAAAATGTCTAAAGACAATTGGGACTCAAAGTTATTTAAAACAATAATTAAGGATGGATTTTATGACATTGATACATTGAAAGAAAAATATGGACTCAAAACAGAAGCGGAGTGGCATGTAGCATTAGATCAAGTTTTAAAAACAGATATAAGAAAAATATTAAACCTAATAGAAGCAGGTGAGGATTTAAATAAAAATCCTAGAATTAGTATTTCTACAATACATGGAGTCAAAGGTAATGAAAGAGAAAATGTAGTTGTAACAACAGACTTGTCTGGTGCAGCATTTATTGATTATGAAAAGGATCCACAAGATTCTCATAGATTATTTTATGTTGCGTGCACAAGAACAGAAAAAAACTTATACATAATTGAACCACAAACAAAGAAAGCGTATAATCTATGAGTAAAGTATGGGACAAACAGCACGGCGGGAGTCACTATCAAAAGTATAAAATTCAACCCAGTAAGTTTGTAGTAGAGAATGAATTGCTATATCCTGAAGGTTGTGCTATAAAGTATATTATCAGACATCGTGATAAGGGAAAGAAGCAAGACATATTAAAAGCAATGCATTTTTTAGAAATGATACTTGAGAGGGATTATAATGAAACCGATATTTAAACCACAGACTGAGTGGATACCACCAGAGTCTTTTCCTGATCTATCAAAGTATGATGAGATCGCGATTGACTTAGAAACAAAAGACACAGAACTAAAAACTATGGGGTCTGGATCTGTGACAGGCAAGGGACACATAGTAGGTATAGCTGTAGCTGTGCATGACTGGTCTGGATACTATCCTATCCGTCACGAAGGTGGTGGTAATATGGATAAGTCTATGGTTATAAAATGGTTTCAAGGTGTGCTAAATACAACTGCAATTAAGATATTTCATAATGGTATGTATGACGTATGCTTTATTAGGGCTGAAGGTCTTAAAATACAAGGTGTTATCGTAGATACCATGATTGCTGGCTCTCTCGTGGACGAGAATCGCTTTAGATACGATTTAGGTAGTTTGGGTCGAGATTATGTCGGAATCGGCAAAAATGAGGCTGTATTGAAGGAAACTGCAGACCATTGGGGCATCGATGCTAAGTCTGAGATGTATAAACTGCCTGCAATGTATGTTGGTGAGTATGCAGAGCAAGACGCAGTGTTAACGTATAAATTATGGCAAGAGATGAAGAAAGAAATCATGAGTCAAGATATAGAAGATATTTTTAATCTTGAAACAGAACTATTTCCATGTCTTGTTGATATGAGATTTTTGGGTGTACGTGTTGATATGGATGCAGCTCACAAACTAAAACAAGAATTAGTTGCAGAAGAGAAACAATGTCTACAACAAGTGTACAAAGAAACTGGTATTGATGTACAGATATGGGCAGCGAGAAGTATTGCTGAAGTATTTAAAAAAAGAAACCTACCATTTGAACGTACAGCCAAGACAGGTGCACCAAGCTTTACTAAAAACTTTTTACAGAATCAAACTGATCCTATTGTAAAAGCTATTGCCCATGCAAGAGAGATAAACAAATCACATACAACATTTATAGATACAATATTAAAACATTCACACAATGGTAGAATACATGCAGAGATTAATCAGATAAGATCAGACCAGGGTGGAACTGTAACTGGTAGATTCAGTTATAACAATCCAAACTTACAGCAGATACCAGCACGTAACAAGGAACTCGGACCACGAATCAGAAGTTTGTTTATACCTGAAGAAGGTATGACGTGGGGTTGCTTTGACTATTCACAACAAGAGCCACGTCTTGTTACACACTACGCAGCTCTGGATGGGTTGTATGGTGTAGAAGAAGTATTAGATGCATATAATGATGGTGAGGCAGACTTTCACCAGATTGTAGCTGAGATGGCTAACATACCTAGGTCACAAGCAAAAACAATTAATCTTGGTTTGTTTTATGGTATGGGTAAAAATAAATTACAAGCAGAGCTGGGTGTATCGAAAGAGAACGCCGAAGATCTATTTAGAACGTACCATGACAAGGTACCTTTCGTTAAGATGTTAATGGAAAGTGTAATGCGTAGAGCACAGGACAGAGGTCGAGTTAGAACTTTACTAGGTCGAAGATGTAGATTTAATTTATGGGAGCCCAACCAGTTCGGGATTCATAAAGCATTGCCACATGAAGAAGCGCTCGCGGAACACGGACCAGGGATCAAACGAGCATACACATACAAAGCTTTGAATAGATTGATACAAGGATCAGCCGCTGACATGACAAAGAAAGCAATGGTAGAACTACACAAAGAAGGCATCACACCGCATATACAAGTACACGATGAACTTGATATATCTGTTGTCAACCCTTTGGAAGCTGCAAAGATAAAAGATATTATGGAGTCTGCTGTGGAGTTAGAAGTACCCAACAAAGTAGACTATGAATCTGGACCAAATTGGGGTACAATTAAATGAGGATAAATTATGGCATACTTAAATGTAAACATACCACCAACTTACGCACAAATAAAAAGGGAGTATCTTTATGATCTTAAAAAACATAGGGGAGAAGTTGAAGACTGCATTATCTTTGGTCT